AGAACAGGAAAGTTCTCGCCGAGTGATTCTATAGTGAGCCTTGTAGTATTTGCATCTACGTAAACGGAAGAAAGAATTTTACGGATCTGATTTTCACCTGAACTGTTACTATACAAGAGACTCATACCAGCAAAAAGATTTATTATGTTTAACGGAAAGTTTTCTTGTGATTCTATATTTACAGAATAAACCGTACCAGCAGAAACAGCAGCAGAAACAGTTGCAGTAAATTTTCTATAGCCGATGTTTGCGCTTCTATTTTCAACTCGTATAGATTGCAATCCGTCATTCGCTAAAGACGTAACTGCAAATTCAGGTGTCACGGGAAGAAAATTTGCTGATCCGAATTTTGCATAGCTTGCCGGCGCAATACTACCCATATATTTCCAGATATAGCCATCTACTAGATTATAGATTCCTGTGGTCTGGTTAATATAGTCAACTGAAACTGGCTTTATAGTAGACGGGCCGCCATTATTATTCTCTAAGCACTTGAAGATTGTATATGGATTGTCGCTGTTTATCGGATCTATGGTGACGAAGAAATCTGCATCTTGCATATTAGCTCGGTCGTCATAAAAGTCGTAAACTCTATTCTGTACCCAAGTGGCCTTTGGAATCATATAGGAAAGATTTTCTTCACCTAACTTGATTCCGAAAACAGAATTGTTCATGAACTGCTTTAATCTAAAATCTGATTTCTCAAATACATTGGCAGCTAATGGAGTTGGGTTACAACCCAGAAACCAAAGGTCACCCATAGATATAAAGTCGGTTATGAATCCTCTACTCATCATTTACCTCCAAGACGAATGTTGTAGTAATACTGTCGTTAGTATTTATTATTTCTTGCTTGTCTGATCTATAGAAAGCTTTCAGTCCACTCGGATGCATGAGTTGCTTAAAGGGAATTTCAAATAGATCTGTCGCAGTAGAAGTTGCTATTTCGTAGGAGAAATCTTGATAGAAGAAACTGTCCTGAAGTCTTTTCTTCTGATTTGTTTGCGACTCAAAGGAAGTCCATCTTCCGGCAGTTGTTCCTTGGCCACCCAACGTGATGGACGCAGTTGCGTCGCCGTTGCTTTCTATGAGAGCAAGATCTTGAGTATATTTCGTTATGTTCTCAGGGAACTCGGTTGCTATCAGTCCTGAAATCTTTGCATTCGCAATAGCCAAAACAGATTCTGTAAATGTACCGTAGGCTAGATACGCAGCATAATTTGTTTCCATGTATGGGAACATAATAGTTTCTATATAAGTTACTGCAGATGCGTTATCTGTTCTCCAAGTTGCATCAGTGCTGTTACCGATATAATCATCAAATAGTAGTGCATCGTCTGCATCAAGAGCAGAATCTTGATCTACGTCTCCAAGAGATTTTCCACCAATAAGCGTAGTACCAAACAGTGCTAATCCTGGCTGTGTTCCGGCGACTGCTTCTTCAAGAGCCACTAAGACTTCAGCAAGATCCCATCTTTTTGCTATCATATCTGCTCGGTCATCCGTGTGCCCATAAACTACTTTCAGCTCATTGAACTCATCTCTATAAGATATGTTGAGTGCTAGAAGATTTTCTATATCTTTTTTCTTCTGGGTGTTTAGAATAGTAACAGTTTCGTTGGCCAAGAATCCGACGCCACTATCTGTTATATCTATCGAGTTTATTTTTCCTGCGCCGAAGATAGCAGATCCACGTAACTTAGCATTTCTACCTATAGGTGCAGATGTTAAGTCTGTAGATATCGAAGCTACTGTAAGAGGAGTTGAAGATCCTTCTTTTAGAATGTCAGCAGCAGTACTAAATCCTTCGAATGATAATCTTTGTACTGTAGCTTGATTTCCAGTTACCTCTGTAACAAGGCCACGAGATGTAACTGTATTTGTAGAAAAGAATCCTACAACAGTTTTCGTCTGCGTCACAATATTTCCCACTACGAGACGGGCGCTTTCATCTGTGAGAATGAGTATCTGGTCTTGTTTGTTGAATGGACCAACAAAAGAATCTGCAGCCAGAATGAATACGTCCGTGAAGTATCCGCTACCAGGTTCAATGTCTCTGAGAGTGCTGATTGAACCAATTTCTAATGCTAGAGGCACGAATGCGGCATTCAGTGCTGTCGTAAGAGAAACTACAGTGCCGTTTGCAACCGTTCCGCTCATCTGTGCATCTGCTTCCACGTGCGCAGAATAGTCTGTTGCGTCGAGAGGCACGTCAATAAAGTTTCCTATGATATCTGTAATCACAGAAATACTTTCTGTGCCTGTTATGGTACCCACGTTCGACCCAGCAGTGCTATTTACACTAGAAGCAAAGATGACTTCGCGGGCAGTAGCAGGAAAGAGAGGATCTGCAATGTCGTATCCAGCTTCGAAGATATGAGTCGCGGCAGTGTATCCTGCTACAGTTTGATCTACGATAATACCTACTGAATCAATGTTCTGACCTACTACAGTACCAGTTACTAAAGTTCCAGAAGAATTTGTCTGAGTTATAATGCCACCGAGTTCATAAAGTCCAGTCACCGTATTCGTGATGAACAGAACCTGTTCAGATAAAATAATATCTGTGTTTGCTATAGAATATCCGTAACCACCAGTAACGACTGATTGAACAATTTCGCCTGAGTCGCTGGTATCTGCAACTGAAATTCTTCCTTTTGCAGTGATTGCACCTTTACTGGAGATGAGTTCAACTGTATCACCTACTTTATTATCTGAAGATCTATAGACAGAATCATCTACGACAACAGTTTTTGCAGAGCCAGTTATAAATCCGTAGTAGAAGTCTGCTGAATCTGTAAAAATACTATCACCCGTTGTGAATGTACCTCTTATATTTTCTAGAAACAGTAGAGGTATTACAGACGAGGAAAGTTCTACGAGAAAGATCGAATCAACAATGCCAGAAGCACCTGAGAGACTTCCGAAGATTTGCACACCCGTCAGATCTGCAAGAAGGTTTCTGTCAGTTGATGCATCAAGTTGAATGTAACGATCTAATGACCACTTCGATTCTGACAATTTAAATAGATCAGCAGAAGGATAATAGACAGAAACTTCAGATTGAAAGAATAAGCGAAAGAATAATTCAATGCCTTCTTTACTACCTTTTCTTCTATATAGATCAAGTATATTCTTTACGATAAATCTTTCATCTTCAACCACTATCAGACCACTCAAGAATTTCTCTTTAAAGAAAGTCACCATGCTATCTAGCGTAGTATCGACATCACGATAACTGTACATCTTTCTAGAATTGTATGTAGCCTGTGAACTATCTTGCTCTAGAAATCTGTAATAACTTGTTACAAGATCAATAAGCTCTTTTGCGTTTTCTCTATAGTGAGAAGGAAATTGACTTTCTATTGCAAAAGAATTTGAGCCAGATTCACCGGATAGTGTTTCTAGAAGATTATCTGTCATTACGGCTTATTTCTCGAATGTTAATTGTGAGATCTGAATCTCTGAGTTGAAGTATTCTTGACTTTGGAGAAGTTACGTTTCGCTCTTGCGTCTTTACGTAGATTCGAATACCGTCATTCAGTAGTGTCTCTGCAGAGAAGTGTGAAAGCCTTACTGAGCCAGCAGCATAGTCAACTGTTCCGGCATTTTTTCGTATGAAGGTTGGTATTCCTTGCTGCTTGTTTGATTCTTCGCGGATATGAATACCGCCCAAGCCATTGTCTTCAAAGATTGCTCTTGTATTTTCGTAGATAAACGGGCTGCTCAATACTACAGATTCGTACGTCTCTGGGTTTCCTTCTCGAACAACCGGATATGGATTCAGAAGCGGTGCTTCGAATTTGAAGATAGGACTTTGAGCTACTGACGTCTGTGGGGAATACAGTATGTAGGGATCAACAAGAATCGTATTACTACTGATTGAATTGTCACTTGCGTCTATAAGAGAAGTCACTCTAGAAAGCTCGAAGATTGCACCAAACTTATCAAGTGAAGTTGCAGAATAGGCATTCAGTATCTCTCGAACCTGATTCTCTAGTTGTGCTTCTGATTTACTTGTCTTGTTCGGATTATAAAAAACATTTGCAGACAGTGAGATATATGTAAACTCTGGCTGAAGAAAGATTAATCCAGTAGATACAGGAGTTTTATCTCTCAGATAATTTGTGAAGAGGTTGATTTTCTCACGAGTCACTCCTCCTTCGACATTCACAGCAACAGCAACCTTTCCGAATCTCGGTGGATCTAGATCTTCGCCACCAATCACAGATACATCTTTAATCTCATTGAATTTCTGCTTCAGTAAGATCTCGTAATCTCTTTCTGTTACTGCTCTCTCTTGAACTTGAATGGAGCGCGGTGCAAAGAATTTAATATCTTCTAGAGATTCTCTCATTGAACCACCAGATGCTTTCGAAACAAGGCTTACTGTTACACCAGATCTGAAAGCAGTAGTAAACTTACAGGCACCGTTCACATCAGAACCAGATGTCACTCTATAGAAAACTGTCAGTCTCGAATTATTGGCAGGATTCTTGCCGAACTTGTTCTTTCCGAAAACGACTTCGTACGTGTTGTCAAAGGAAGGCTGGATATAGAAAACTTCGTCTGTTGGAAGCACTCCGAAGATGTCACTACTGAACTTGTATTCTACGAGCGCGCCGTCAACCGTTTCAAAGACTCTCAAGCTGCTCGTATCTATAGAACTGTTCATAATTCTAAGAGACTTTGTACTAGCAGCGGTATATGTAAATCTCTCTACTACGTTCTCACCTTCAAAAATCTCAAGTCCAGTTACTATATAAACTCCAGCGGCATTCTTTCGCGCTATGGAAACGGCGTTTGTGATGAAATCGTATCTCTCAGAAGAAAGTGTGGCGGAGAATCTAGTATTCTCTGGAAGAACAATGGTAGAATCTGAGTTGTCTG